CAACCAGTACCGCGAATTTTGATGCCAGTTGTTTTTACGTCGGGGTTATAGCCATCACGGTTAATGTTTCCGACAGACATCTTTACATCATCCGCGCGGGTAGGTTTAGCGCCGCTGTAGCCGTTACCAAGCTCAACTTTTCCGGCAGTCATGGTATGCGGTGGCGCATAGACTTCGGCAGCGCCGACTTCTTTACCCATCATCTTTTTGCTGAAGGTAGCCATATTAAGCCTCCTTTTTGTAAGTGAACGAAGACTTTTTCTGGTTGGCAACCTTGGCCAAGCCACGACCCAGAGTTTTCATCTGAGAGTTAGTCTTACCGCCCTTAGCCAATTTCGTCATAGGCTGGCCTTTGTGCTTAGCCCTCTCGTGCGCATGCACTGCGCCTGCCGCTGTCTTCTTGTCTTGCGCCAAATCTTTCTTGTCCATATCAAGCTCCTATCTGTATCGTTACTGTACCAATTTGTACGCCCAACAACAAGTAGTTTGGTGTTAGTACGCTATCAAAACCTTGTGCCCCGCCAACCGGGTTCCACCCCCACTGAATATCTCTACTACCTTGGTTTGGAAAGCCAAAACCATCTGGCGCGGTGCTGTTAGTCAATAGAATTTGCAGCCCGCTAGTTCCTGATTGCGTATAGCTTACATCAGGGCGCGGCTCTCGTACAGCCTGTGGGTCATCCACTGGGTACATACCCAACTGCAACTGCGGCTGATCCGGGTCCCAGCACTCTGGACACACCTTCAAATTGAATAGGCGCGTCTTAATGATCTCTTTCTTCAGGTCTTTAAGCATGTACCGCTGATCACAGCGGTCACACTGGGCAATTGCATATTTACCTGAGGCGTATCTACTGGACATACATCACCTGTAGAACATCTGTCGCGGGACAAAACGAGCAGGAGCCTTTTCACGATCTTCTTGTGAGGCTAACGTCCACTGTTCCTCGTACGCAGCTTTAAGCATCGCAATACGCTCCATAGGCACGTCGGAACGTTTTGAGCCAACATAATACGCTAGACCAGCCACTACGCACGGGATCAGCCGGAACGGGATATCCTGCACGTTAACGCCGTTGCCGGCATCTTGCATGCGGCGCATGCGCCAGTATACGAACACGTACTGATCGCCGGGGGCGTTAGGGGTCGGCCACACATTTACAGACGTGAGATTATTGATCGTTACAGCCGCGCCTATTGCATGGTTAGCAGCAGTTGTGTTGGCGACTCCGTTGTACTGACCACGATAGCAGTTGAGCAGCTGATTGCCGCTGACGTTTGCGTAGTAGATGGTCTCTGAACCAATCGTGATAAACCCTGTAGCAGGCAGAGTTGTAGTGGAACTAAGAGTGATGGTTGTATCTGTTGATAGCACTGCCGTAGCCACAGTTGCGTCGGACAGATAGCTTTCGTTTGATTGGCGGTTGATCCACATCTGAATGGGGCGACCCTGAGACAGCTTATTCGGCAGGGTGGAGTACGTGGACTCAGATATGCGGCTGATGTTGATGTCAATCTGGTTAGGCGTGGTCGCCTGCGTGCGGATAACCTGATCCAACAAATCAATCGTAGTACTAGGCAAAGCATAGACGCCTTGCCCGGTATTCATTACGAATTGGCCTTGCTCAATAGTCCATAAATTGATACCACGGTTGGCCCATTCAATCGTCAACATGTTGAAAGAGCGGCGTGCGGTACGAAACTCATAGCCAGTACGAACCTCAAGACCCGCCCGCTCATACGCCTCCTCAACAATATCGTTGAAGTCTAGGTTAAAGGTAGAGAGTCCTGAAGTGGAAGCCATTATCTAAATCCCGCTGTTTTCTTTGCGACCGTTTTAGGTTGGGCTACGAATTGCTTCCCGGCTTTTTTGCCAGCACGCTTTGCACGAGTTGTAGCAGCATACTCAGCCGGGCTGAGACTTTTGATCGCAGCTTCTGGAAGGTATCGCTCACCTGTTTTACTAGACGGTTTTCCACTTTTGGTTCTCCATTTTTGGTCGCCCCAATCCTTTAGGGATTTCTGTGGTGCTTTCATCTCAGTCTCGATACCCGCCGCCAGCAGCCTTGTACTTCTTGGCCACAAGCTGCGCTTTTCTCGCGCTCCATTGCCCTGCGCCAGTGCCCTGCGTTGCTGCGGCTTTTACCTGCGACACAATCCGCTTGCGCAGACTGGGCTTGGTGTAGTTGCCAGCCGCGTTTACCTTGCCACCCTCTTTGTACTGGGTGAAATCAGTGTCATCCCGTCGCGCCTTTTTCTTAGCGCCGGGCATTTTGGAAGGGCGGATATCGCCCATACCTCGGGATGCCAACATGATTTAATCCTTAACAAATAGTGCCGCGAGTTTTGCCTTTGGTAGCGATACCATCAGCGCGCTTAGAAGCTGAACCAGTAGAACCGCCTTTGGCGAACGCCTTTGGCTTGCTAGGCTTTGGTTTTGGCTTAGGAGCCGAACCACCATCAATATCCTGCGGGGGAGGAAGGCCGGAGTCTTCCGTATAAACGCCATCTTTGATGCCGCGTGATTTTTTCATCTCGTCGTTCATAAGAACTCCTTAGCAGGTCTTGCCGCCACTCTTCATAGTGATCATTTTGCCTTTGGTTTTACCCTTGGCTTCGATGCCGCCACCTTTAGCCGCGAAGATAGGCACTTTTTTGCCATCTTTCATTTTCATAGGCATGCCACCTTTTTTCATGCCCATAGCTGTATCAGCCATAGGAGTAGGCTTCTTCATGCCGTCTTTGGCAGTGCTCATGCCGGGTTTCATTGTGGGCTTGCCCATTTTTGTAGTAGCCATAGTATCACCGCCTTTTGAAAATTTGCGGCCCTTGTCCGCGTTTGAGAACTCTTTGCCCACGGATTGTGGGACGCCTGCTTTCTTAGCAAACGCTGGGTTGTTAGCCACCGCTGCCATTAAATTATGTTGTTTCTTACTCGTACTTGGCATTTGGAACTTTCAGATTATCAATCTTGCGTTCAATCCTGTCAAAACGATCCAGCAGCTGCTGCATATCCGCACGGAACTCTGAGCGAGTAATGTGATCACGAGCAACTTCTTCGCGGGTGCGGTTGAGCAAAATACTCAGCCGGTCCAACTCATCAAACTTGCCTTTAAGCAAAAAGCCCATGATCGCCACAATGGCACTTAGGGCTGCATTCCAGAGCATCATTTCCATGTCAGCAATTCCATGCCCGCAGGCTCTTGTTGATCCGCGAATCCGGGTCTTTGGCCGTCTTCTCGCTTGTCAGCTTCGATTTCATCCCCTTCATGCGGGCGCAAAAAGAGTCGCGCCTGCTGCCGCCCTCGGGCTGTGGAGCCTTGAGGCCCGGCTTGCCGGGGTTCGCTTTGTTGTAAGAGGCGCGTCCTTTGGCGTTCAAACCGCCCTTCTCGGATTTGCCCTCTTTGCGTTGCCATGCTGGTGACTTTGCCATTTTAAGAACCCTGCATGTAGTTCTGGATTAAGATGATGTTGAAGTACGAACTCACTGCGTTGTTTGCGGCGGCTCCAATTGCGCTTGCGCCCACACAGTTCTTTTCTGGAATCATATAAGGCTGTTCAAAATCAAACACAGCGGCGTTGTTGTTTACTGCGGCAACCGCACCAACACGCAGGATGTTGTCTGTGCCGTGTTGCTTTAAAAAGGTAGTGACAGAAGTCGAGCCGGTAGCTTGACCAGCAGAAATTGAACCCGTTGTCATGTAACCTGTGAAGCCTGCTGGAACACAGTAATGACCAGTCGTGCGCTGGTTGTAACCGATTGCAATGATGTCGTACAAAACTGCTGGGACGCCCGATGTCACCGTGCCAGTGCCAGCATTGATGTTGCCTGCGTTTGCACCACCAGAGCCAACTGTAGCGACATAAAAACTGTTCACATACAGGTACGAGTTTGTTGTGTTGACTGCTGTTTGACCGTTCAATATTACGGTCTCGCTCACCACAGCAAAATTGCCGTCAACGCCTTCAATAAAGACGGTTCGCGCACCAGTGCCAGCAGAGGCATCGTCGGTGCTAGATGAACTGATTTTCAAAACGGATGCAACGGTTGGGTGCGGAATAAGACCGCCATCGGGCCACACGGTCTCTTCAGATGTGTCTACATCTGGGTTGTAGCCAAACACGATAACCGTGCTGTGGCCTTGAATTTGACCGCGAGATACCTGCAAGCCAAACGGCTCATACGTACCCACTTGGGTTATAGAACGCCAGATTCCAAGATTAGCCATAATCAATCTCCTTTAAAAAAGGGGCCAAAGCCCCTTGGGTTGATTAAGCGATACGAGAGAACACGTATGCAGTGGCGCTAGAGAACATGATGCGGAAGCAGCCAATGCCGGTCACGCCAGAGGGCACGGTTAACAGACCAGCACCAGCGCCAGAGCCAGCAGCCGCTGCGGCAGACAAGATGCCATTAACTGCCACGGCAACAGTCACTGTGTTTGCGCCAGCAGTGTTGTCAACAAACAAGTCCAGCGTAGTGCCAGCAGTAGCGCCCAAGGCCGCGCCCAACAAAGTACCTGTAGGCAAAGTGATGGTGGTTGCAGCGGCGGAAGTGGATGTGATGTAGCCTGTAGCAACTTGTGCTGCGGTGGCTGTAGCCGTTGCAGCAATAGCAGCGGTTGTGGGGTGATTTTGCTCTGTGAAGACCAGATTTGTTGTGGTCAGATCGGTCACGCTAGTAGCGGTACCAAGAGTAGAAGTAACGGTTACTGCGCCAGTAGCCGCGTTGACGGAGACGGTTTGGAAGCCGTTCTGCGAGCGAACTGGGCCATTGAACGTGGTATTAGCCATGATATGTCCTTACATACAAGTTAAGTGCATCAGTCTGTATGTCGTCAGCCGGGGACTGTCTAATGCACCGGAAAGCCCGGATTGAAAGCAATATACAACAAAAGAAAGGGGGGCACAAGGCCCCCCGATCAATTAAGCACCGGCAGAGCCGTACATGCCCAATGGGTCAGACCAGCCGAAGCTGTAACGCTCACGAGACTTGTAACGGACGTTACCTGTATCGAAGTCGCCGTCCATGCTGTTAGCCAGCGGAGTACGGACAAAGTGCTTCATGCCGTTAGGCACGTCTGTGGTCAAGAACCAAGCGTTGGTGTCGGTCAAGAAGTGGTTAATTGTGTAACCTTCTGGGATCGAACCGTTGTTCTTCAACGCGTTGATGTCGTTGTCAGCGGTGCTGACGCGGAGTTCAGTTTCCAGCAAACGAGTTGCCGTGAACTGCAAAGCGGAAGGAACAACCAACTTCTTGGGCTTAGCAGCGATCAACAGGCCACGTTCATCAGTCCATGCAGCGATCTGAATAACAGCGTTTTCCAACGATGTTTCGTTCAAGTCAGCAGGGGTAGATGGGATGTTGCTGTTGGTGCTACCAGAGATCAAGGGGTGTGCGCTAGAGAACAAAGCGACGCCGTCACCACCAGTGTAGGCAGCGGAGAAGCCGTTGTTCAACACCGCAGCAGCTTTAACCTGCTTGGTGTAAGCCATAGCGCGAGCCAGACCTTTGGTGTAACGAGCGGACAACGAGTCATACAAGTTGTCTTCGATAGCTTCTTCAGTCAAGCTGAAGCCCAAGGCGATGGTTTCGTGGTTGTAACGAGCAGTCCATGCTTCTTGTGCGTTGTCATAAGCGATGGCGGAGCCTTCGTTCTTAACAGGTGCAGCGGAGAAGCCAGACAGCTTTGTTTCTTCCTCGAATGAACGCTCAGAAGTCTCGGTTTCGTAGATTTCTTTGTGCTCTTCGCCATAACGTGCATACTCCAGACCGAACAAAGCGTTCAGACCGGGGAGCAGCTCTTTCAATAGTTGTGCGCGTGAAATAGCCATGATTTAAGCTCCTTATGCTACGTAGTAGCGGTGTGCGCCGAAGTTGAACTTAACCAACACTTCGGGGGTTTCGACCAGTGCAACAGAACCGACGACTTGAGTTGTTACAGAAGTCACGGTAAGAGTTGTACTACCAGTGGTTGTCACGGTAGAAGCAGCGCTCAAGGTAGCACCTGTGAACTGCAACTGACCATTTACCACGTTGAACACGTCAGTGCCAATTGGCAAGAAAGTGCCTACGGGCAAACCAGACACAACAACCGAAGTCGCTGAAGGAGCGCCACCAGACACGTATGTGCCCGAAACGGTGATCTGTGTGTCAGGAACCAAGTTCAACACACGGAAGCCGCCACCAGAAGCGTTAGCAGACGCGCCAACCACAGACATGCCACTGTTGCCAGTAGACGCAGAGCCAGTTTGTGTGCCGCCAGCCATGTTAGCGCCAACCAAGATCGAAGAAGCCGAGCCGATAACTGCACCGCCAGCGGTGGTAGAAACAGCGACCTTCATCACTTGATCAGGATCGTCACCGATGATGGCAGTGATGTCACCAGCGGTGACGTTGCCAGGGTAGTACTGCGAGAACAGACGTTGCTTGGTCGTGGGGTTTGTGTAATAGCAACCCAAGAAAACACCGACCGTTGTATTGGTGGTGCTAACGGGATAAGTTGCGATCACAACATAGCCGGCAGACAAAGTAACCAGATCGCCGTTGTACAGCGGGGTACCGTAGTTGTACTGGATAGGTAGATTACGAGTGGAACCCGCAAACACCTGTCCACCGATCAAATTGACCGGTTTGACGCCGTAAGGGGCGTCGACAGTGGGATAAGCCATGAAAGACTCCTATAAAGATTTTAAGTGCCTTTGCCAAAGCTTGTCGAAGATTTCCGCTCATTGAAGATCGGCATCCGCGCATCGCTTTGACGCATCAAATTGTTATCTACAGCCTCTTCCTGTGCTCGAGTCATATCATTGAAGTATTTCTTTCGCTGATCGATGAACTCAGAAGGAGTCTTGCAGAGCAACAACCCGCCAATCTCAATGCTGTCCTTAAAACGGCTATTGGGATCGACTAGCAGTTTAAATTTAGGCTGTTCTTCGACACTAACCACCTCCCAACCTTCGCGCAATTTAGCGGAGAGGTTACGAGGATCAGCCTTGTCCAAAGTAGAAACCCGAATCCATCTGTACGCAAAACCCGGAGCCCTATCAGGTTCCGGTAGAAGCTCCGCCTGCTGCCACTGCTTAGGGCGCTCTTGAGAGGTTCTGCTTGTAATTTCGCGTTGTAATCTGTTATCAGCCATTTAGGCCTCCAATTTCATGAGTTCACGAGCATATTGCTCGTTGGTTAATCCAAATTTCTTTGCCAAGCCCACCTGCGTCTTAGAAAGAACCACTTTTTTAGGAGCGGTGCTCCGTTTCGCTGGTGCGACCACCGTGCTTGGTTTTGTACGTTGAGGTTTTTCGTCCTCATCGTTAGTTGAAGCTCCACCAAATTCTTCTGGGAATCGGCGTTGAACTTCTCTGTCTATCGCTGCATAGTACTCATCTGTACCGATGTAGCCTCGACCATATTTGGATTCCAAATCCTCGTGAACACCTTCAGCATATCTGCGCATAGATCGTTTATTTTGATCAACGAACCACGGGTTTTTTGACACCCATGACGCAGCTTTAGGGTCCATTTGAGGGTTTTGAGACCTCTGTGGGATAGTTTGTACATCATTTTCTTCATTTTGTACAGTAGGCCTGAAATTTTTTGCTTTATCAAGCTTAAGCTGAGCACGGATCATCTCCTGCTGAGCTTCAAGTAGCTTATCGGAATCGCCCGAATCGTAGGCTTCTTTGTAATTGCGGCTGGCTTTATCGACTTCCATTTCAGCGCTAGACTGATATGTAGAGATAAGCTCTTTCTCGCCTGATTGCAGGACGCTTTTGAGCTTGCGGTTCTCGTCGAGAATACGCTGGGCAACGGACAAAGCTTCTTGTTGCTCGCGCAGTGCCGCCTCTTTCTCCCTACGTTCGTCGTGCCAAGCCTTCTTGTACTGCTTGAATTTGAGCTTCACGTTGTGGGAGTAATCTTCAGAGTCGTCGGCTTTCTCCAAGTCCTCTTTGATACTGTTTGGAAGGGGCTCTACGTACCGGTCTTCGGCAGGGGTATCGTCTTTGATGTCAACTTTAATATCTACGTCGTCGCCTTCAATGGAGATATCAAGAGTATCTTCGGATTTATCCTCGCCTCCCTCATCTGGGAATTTATAGCTGTCGCTGAATTTAGGCATGTGCGCTCCTTATTTGCGTTTGATGCCGCGAGGATCGTCAACAATACCTTCTACGGTATCGTCGTTGATGATGCGGAACTCTCTACCGTGGATGACCAGTCGTGAACCAGCATAGGGCCGGACCAAGATAAAGTCGCCTTGTTTGCACCAAGGTCCTGTTGGGAACTTTGCTGCATCTTTGTAGCAGTCTGGGCCAAGGGCAACAACAAACAGGACGGTTGTGAGCGTCTCTTCGTTGCGCATGGTTTCGTCTGCTTTGATCAAACCAGCTTCGCTGTCTTCATACTTTGCTTCCGCCTCTGGGATGGCGCAAAGAATGCGATATCCCGCTGGCTTTGGCAACTGCTTAGCCTTCTCCTCTGCTTTCTTGTGCATCAAGGACGACAAGTCGACTGCTTGATTTAAGTTCAACGTAGGCGTTTCACTCATCCAAATTCTCCAAGTTTTTTGTCAGGTCTGTGATGTTTCTACGTGCTGTGAGTAGACCTGTAATAACCCCACATTGCGCGCAGTACTCAGAGTAGTCCTTGGCAGTTTTGGCCCCCAAGTCCTCCTCAATTTGTTTGACCTTCTGGTCAATTTGCTGGACTATTAACTCCAGCGCTTGTTTAGTTTGGTACATCAATCACCCCTATTAGGTTTTTGCTGTTTAGACCTGTTCTCAGCCTGCATCCGAGCAATCTCTTTCTGATTGGCCAGCATCATCTGGTGCTTTTGCAAGTCCATGCCGGTCGTAAAGCCAGCTTGCTCATGCGTGTGGTCACGCTGCTGTTTGTCAGCCTGCGCCTTCATCGCAATCCTCACGCCCTCAGTCTCCTGCTGTGCGTTGATGCGCTCACGCTCAATCTGCAACTGAGCTTGCTTGAGCATGACATCTGCCTGATCTTTAGCCGCCTTGCGCTGCTGCTCTTGAGCTTTAAGCTCGAGTTCTTTCTGCTGCAACTGGATGAGCGGGTCTTGCTGCATCTGCTGGTTCTTCTGCTGCTGAGCTTGTTGCTGGCTCTGCTGCAAGAGCTGCTGAGCTGCTTGCGCAGCCATCTGAGACACCTGAACCTCCATCTCTGGAGGCATATCAACCTCATCCGCATCTTCGTTGTACGGAGGCAGTGTCTGGCCCATCGCCTGCTCGATCTGCTTGCGCATCTCCATACCCAAGTGCTCGGCAATGTGGGCGGAGCCAGCTGCCATAAGCTGCTGCATCAACTGAGGGTTCTGGCCAATCAGCTGCTGGATGCGAGGGTCTTGCGCCATCGCCATGTGAACAGTGATGTGCGCTTGGTGATCTTGGTACAGGAACGCTTTAACAGGCTTGTTGTTGAGCATGTTCTGATTCTCTGTGACAGGATCACGAGGCTTCATATCGTCCTGCATCGGCACAAGCTTCTGGTAGTTCTTGATGCCCAGCACGTCGAGCATCTGACGGTGCAAGAGAGGCAGGTCGTACAACTGCGGAGCAGTCTGCGCCAACTGGAGAGCCGCCTGATACTGGACAACTTTCTGAGCCATCGTCGCAGCGTTGGGGTCACTCACTGGGATGATGTCGACCATGTCGTAGTCAGACTGCTTCGCACGACGCCCGCCCTCGATAGGCTCGTAACTGTATGTAGGAGGGGTGTAGTCGCGGATGATTGTTTTCAAGAGCCTGAACTCTTGCTTCATCGAGTAGTGGATGCGAGACTGAACAGCCGACATTGTCTTGAGCTGACGCTCAAGGATGGCCAGTGTTGTGCCCACGGGAGCCTGCGCTGACATGTCCGATGTCTGCAACTCCACAGCGCCCGCAAACTTGCGGCCTTCATCAATGATCTGGTTGAGCAGCGCCGCCAAGACCTGTGATGGCTCCTTGTACGGCAGGGGCATGATGTTGTCACGCATCGTGCCGCTAGGAACGTCTACATCACGGAATTCGCCGGGGGAGATTGGAGTGTCATCACCTTTGGTGCGAAGTCCTCGAGTCTTAAACCCGCCGGGGAGGTTAGATAGAGTTCCAGCGTCAACAAGCTGACGAAGAATAGAAGTACCAGATTTAGCAAAAGCACCAATGAGGTGAACAAGGCCAAAATTGTAAAAGCCAAAGCCGGGAATGTAGCCGTAATGGACAAAGTGCGTGCGCTTTTGGCAGAGTTTGTCGTCTGGCTCCCAGTTGCGGCGGATTGCAAGAACGTTCGTTGTGCCCTTCTCAATCGTGACGATGTACGGGAGCGCGATCCCCGTCTCCTCGCCGCTGTCTTCGTCCTTGTGCTCATAACCTTTGAGGTCTAGGTCGACCTGCATCTCCAAGAGTTTGAATCGGTCATCTTGTGTCGCACGAAAGCCCATCTTCTCCGCGATGCGCTTCTCGACTTCGTCCATCGTCTGAGTGGGTTCGCCCAAGTCAATATCACGGTAAAAACCCTCATGCTGCAAACGCTTAAGGTCGTTCTTGTTCTTGCGCATGACGTGCGTGATACGTTCCGCATCAGCAAGGCTTGAAGCGCCGTAAGGCACGACTACATCTTCCGCTGGCGCGTACATAGACACCTGACGATCAAGCGCCGGGTCGAAATACACCTTCTTGAACGCGTTACCAGCAAGGCCCAAGCCCCACAGCATGCGCTCGTGCTCTGGCCTGTATTCTTTCATCACGTCAGTGAGCTGGTAGTTCATGTCTTCCTGAACCCGCTCCGCCGCGTCTTTCTTCTCGGGAGTTTCTTTGCCGATGATCTTTGTCTTGACAGGCCCCGCCGCAGGGAACGTCTCCATCATCGTCTCAGCTTGAAACTTCACAACAGCTTCTGTGAGCAGTGGGTGGTACACGCCGCAAGCACCGGGCCACGGCTCCGTACGCTCCTCCATCTTCAGGCCCAACAGTTCTAGGCCATCGACGTAGGTCTGTATCCAATCTTTGCGCGCGGACACGTCAGCGTCGTAGTCGCCAATCAACTCACTAGCAAGTGCGGCAAGAACATCATCAGGGATGTCTTCAGCCAAGTTTTTATTGAACTCGTCATCGTCCTCTTCTGGCTCAATCTCGATCTCTACGTCACCAGCTTGGATGCGCACAGACTCGGGGTCTTCAATCTCGATCTCGATTGGCTCTTCCATACCTCCCAACTGATCCAGTCCTTGAGGAGCTCCGTACAAAGCCTTGTCCATATTCGTCGCCATGATTCGTCCTTAGTAGTGCGCGGCCCAACAAGTTGTTCCGCTTTCAATAATACGCAGTTTTTTTGCGGTACTGTTTTAAAAAATTATCTTCCGGCTCGTCCGTCGGAAGACGCAGAAACCCGCCCTGCCGGAATCTTAACAGTGCAAGTGTTGTGGAGTCCACCAAGTCGTCGTTAGTGCCAGCTGGGAAGTCATTGCACTCTTCTATGACTTCCTTAGCCCATCTACGGTCAGGCGCAAACACGATGCCTGAGGCAAACAAGTCAGACACCGCGTTCACCCGCGCTATCTTGTCCTGTCCTTTACCCGGCGTGAACTCCCCTACGGGGATGCCCATTCTCCTGAACTCCTGATACAGCGCCGATCCGTTGGATTTCTTCTCCACCATGAACGCATCTGGCTGCCATTCTCTGTATTCTTCGAGCACCAGCTTCTTAAGTTCTGGATACTCCATGCGTTTTTTGATCGCGTTCAAGAGAATGATGGCAAAGTTCTGAGTCTCCTCGTTATAGAAGACCCCCCACGTTGTTAGAGCGTTATAGTCAGCTCTATTAGAGGCTTCTTGCGCGGCGTCGAGCGACATAATGGTGAATTCGCACTGGGGAGGGTCGTCTTTCTCCCAAATCTGCCACCACTCACGCTTAATTAACGCCCCTTCCTCTGAAGTGGGCTTTTGCATGTACTGCGCGTTCCAATACCGGATGTCCAGAGCCGCTTTCTTAGACAAAAGCTCCTCAACATCCCAGAATTCTGGCCAAAGTGCCTGTCCGTCGTCTTTAATGGCAGGAAACTCAACCACTTCCCACGCATCTACGTCTTCATTGCGTTCAGTTTGCTGAACAATCATGCCCGTCAGGTCCAATTTGGACCAACGGGTCATCACAATAATAATAGCGCCACCCGGCATAAGCCGCTGGAGAGGACCAGACTGAAACCATTCCCAAGCAGGAAGAAATACATCGGGTCTTCCAGTTTTAGCTTCTTGCTCAGAATGAGGATCATCAATAATAAATAGATCAGCACCCCGCCCAGCAAGAGCGCCTCCCACACCGATAGCGAAATATTCACCATTGAAGTTTGTTCCCCATCTTGAAGCAGATTTAGAGTCAGATTGCAGCTCTACTTGCGGAAATATGCCCTTATACGCATCCGATCCAACGAGGTTACGCACACGACGGCCAAAGTTAACAGCCAAATCCGCCGTGTGAGACCCCATGATAATCTTTTTCTGAGGGTACTTACCCAAGAACCACGCTGGCGCAAGATAGGATATGAGCTCAGACTTACCATGTCGTGGAGCAATATTAACAATGACTCGTTTTTTCTTGCCAGCAGCAATATCCTCAAAGATTTGAATAAGCTTGAGATGATGAGGACCAACTTTGTATCCGGGATATACGTGATTAATGAAGTCAAGGAAGCTCTCCTTACCCAAACTTTGAGTCATCTGGGCGTCGTACTGTTTCAGCAGCTCGAGAGTGCGCCTTTTCTGCTTGTCAGGCATAGCTGGCAAGGCTTGTCGCAGTCTAAAAATTGCTTCAGGCGTCAGTGTTTGGCTCATTCTTTACCACTTCACGAGCTTCAACATCAATGACCTTACCTTCGAGGCTTTGTAAGGTCTCCAGAAGTTCTTTTTCTACCTCTTCGGCAGTCAAAATCTTGTGCGTAACTTCCGTGCGCTTCTTGAATGCGTCCACACCATCAATCTCGCCCAAGTTTCTTAGGGCAGTAAGCCGTGCTTTGGGGTCGCGCGCATTCTCAATCTCATACACAAGCTTGTTGACCACGTACATCTTGAAGTCAGACAGCTCTTCTACGATAGACACGTTCATCTGAGCAACCATGCCGGCAAGAAACGCCAATGTTTCGTTGGGGTAGCTCGCAAACTCGGGCCTGTGTTTGGGGTCCTGCGCCATCTGACGGGCTAGGACTGTGGCCTGATCTGCGTTTTCTTGGGTGGGGGTAAGCGCCTGACCCGTGAGGTCTGACATTAGCTTGATGACGTTGGCCCGCATCTGCAATTCTTCAGCAGGCGACAAGTCTGGGAACGCTTCTTTTGCGTTCTGTGGCAGAGGAATATTTTCCTCGATGTTCGGCATTATCTGGTCCATGTCAGCGAAGGCTCCTTCGGCAGTTACCCTAATGTAACAGAAAAATATATCTTTGTGCAAGGGGAGGTTAGGAATCCTACCGGGGGGGTATTTC